CGAAATTTTTATACTAGAAAAGGAAATGCTAAAATGCGATGAACAATTCAAACACGAGGTTTTAAATGCTAAGAATGGCAGGAGAGCTACAAAAAAGGAAGCTATGGAATATATCGACAAAGCAGAAAGTACACTACATTCAAGAATAGATAGGGTACGAGATGACAACTTAAAGAGCTATGACAAACTAGAACTTAAAATAACTGAACTAGACAAGAAATATGATGTTTCAACTTTAGCAATTATTACAGCAATCCAAAACAGTAAGAAATGAATAAGAAGCTAGTTATTTTATTGGATGCAGGTCATGGCGGCATTATAGATGGTGAGTATCAGACATCGGGAAAGCGTTCTCCAAAGTGGGATGATGGCTCTCAGTATTTTGAGGGTGTAGGAAATCGACAGATAAGAGAATTACTTTACTTGTTATTAGTGGAAGCAGGCTATACGGTGCATAAAATTGCAGATTCACAGAAAGACATTTCATTAAGGAATAGAGTAAAAGAAGCTAACAAATACTGCGACAAGTACGGAGCTATTAACTGTCTTTATATCTCTATACATTCAAACGGGTTCTCGAAAGAGTCTGCTCATGGGTGGAGTGTTTATACATCAGTAGGGGAAACTAAAAGCGATATGTACGCAACTAAGCTATATAAGGAAGCTGAGAAAAGATGGGAAGGGGAAAACTTTAGAAAAAGTACTAAGGATGGCGACCCAGATAAAGAAGCTAATTTTTATGTATTAAGACACACTAATTGTCCTGCTATACTTTCGGAGAATTTCTTTATGACAAATGAAAGAGAATGCAAAAAGTTTCTATTATCTGAACAGGGTAGAATAGATATTGCAGAAGTTCACTTTAATATGATTAACAACTAAAAAAAACAAAATGAAACGATTATTTAAAACAGGAATAGTAACAACGTTAATGGGGTTAACTGTTATATCAATAGCGATATGTTTATATGTTAGCAAACACCATAACGAAACAGAAGCAGGAGCAGTAGCTGCTTTAGGTTTATTATTATTAAGATCCAATGACTCGCTAATAGGCTTTAAAAAGAAATGAGATTTTGGACTGTACTACTACTACCAACTTTCGTAACCATACTACTATTAGTGTGTATATTTTCTTGTACTCCTCAGAACAGACTTAACCGTAAAGTAAAGAGAGCAGAGAACTACGCCTATAAACATAGGCTAGTAATTAAGGACACTATTAAGGTAGTAGATACTGTAATACGGGTAGTTGACACCGTAATAGTAGAAAGTTATATACACGACACTACAGCGACTTTTATAAGGCACGATAGCACTATAGTAGTGAATAATGAGAAAGTCTTTTTAAGGTACTTTTATGACACTCTACGACAGGAGATATACCACGAAATAGAATGCAAAGGAGATACTATAATAAGAGAGGTATTAGTCCCGGTAGATAAGGTCAAAGTAATAGAAAAGGACAATAGGTATATGATTGTTTTAATTGTTATACTAGCTGCTTTGTTCTTTGTAGTTCTTAAGCGAAATTATGTTAGATAGTATTTTGTATATTTACGCAAATTAAAACCCTAACTATGCAGCATAGAAATACTACAAGACTAAGACTAAAAGAGGATGAGCTAGACCTTATCCAAAAGTACAGAAGGATAAAAGAGGAGAGTATAGCAGCAGGGATAAACCCCGATGACGTAAAACACGGATGGCTTAAAACTGATAAGAGTAGTTTATTCTTTAAGAACCCAAACTTTAAGACAGAAGAAAAGAATAAGTTTGCAGAAGATTTAATAGAGGAGCTTAAACAATACTCTCCAAAGTACCCAACTATAAAACGGAGCAAGTCAAAGGATGGGCATTTATTAGTATTAGATCCTGCCGACATTCACGTAGGTAAACTATGTTCTATATTAGAAACAGGAAAAGAGTATAACCAACAGATAGCAGTTAGACAAGTAAAGGAGGGCGTACAAGGGATACTAGATAAGTCTAGCGGGTTTAATATAGATAAGATTAATTTTATCGCAGGAAATGATATACTGCACACCGATAACACCAAATCTAGTACAAGTGCAGGAACGCACCAAGACCAAGACGGAATGTGGTACGAAAATTTCTTAAATGCTAAGAGGTTATATGTTGAGGTTATTGAGCAACTAATACAAATCGCAGACGTTCACTTTACATTCAACCCCAGTAATCACGATTATATGACAGGGTTCTTTCTAGCGGATGTAATTAAAACACATTTTAGACATTGTAAAAATATAACTTTTGACTGTAGTATAAGCCATAGGAAATACTTTAAATACTATAAAAATTTAATAGGTACTACTCACGGAGATGGAGCAAAGAACCAAGACCTACCTTTACTAATGGCTACAGAAAGACCTATCCTGTGGAGTGAAACAGATTACAGATATGTATATACGCATCACGTACACCATAAGAACTCAAAAGATTACATAGGGGTAACTGTTGAGAGCTTGAGAAGTCCAAGCCCTGCAGATAGTTGGCACAACAAAAATGGATATGTTTCTAAACAAGCAATCGAAGGATTTATACACCACAAAGAGAACGGACAAATAGCTAGACTAACACACTACTTTAAATGATACGAATAGAACTATCTGACGACGAAATAGAATACACTACTTACTTTCCGATTAGGGATGCTCACGACCTTATGTATTCATTTGAGGAAATGGTACGAATGTATACTCAGGCAGAAATAGAGGTAGATACTTACATCCTAGAAAGGGCAAAAGAAATACACATTAAAAAGAATAATTAAAATAAAAGGTTTATATTTGGGCTTTCGTAGTTTAGTTTAGTTTGGAAAGAGAGTTAACATTTAGTTGTTAGCTCTTTTTTTTGTGCCTAATTAAAAATAACTCCTTTAAAATTTTTTTATCTGAAAACTTTATTTTATTATTGTTGAAAACTTTTAAACTAAATTAAACACTATGCAAAAGAAAAGATTAAATGACATTGATACATTCATGTCAACAGACACTAACGAAACTATACTACAAGGTACTGACGAATATGGCGAGGACTTTAGTATTACATTTGACACTATCGAACTATTAGACTGGTTAGATATTGAACACATGAAAAACAAAGCTAAAACTTATATTAACAATCTTTAAAACTAGAACTATGAAAAATCAACAAGCATTATTATCCTTTTGGGATAATTTTAACACAGAGCTATATTACAAATATCTTAAAGCTAGACAAAAATGAAACACAAACTAACTCACTCACTACACGAAATGCAGAAAGTACAGAAAGACCTATGGGAAGTATTTACAACCGACTACTGGGATAATGGAACTTATACAGTAAAGGAACTTTCACACCATTCAACAGAACGTGAAGCAAAAGAACAAAAAGAAATTAACAAACATAAAAACTTAAACAAATGAAAAATTTATTAAAAGCATTATCGGAATTTCAGAATGAAGTGCCGACTATCCACGAGGAAACAAAAGGATTTAATTATACTTATTCAAACCTCAACTCAATTTTCAAAGTAATTAAACCACTATTAAAAAAGCACGGTTTAGGATTCTATCAAAACTTAGACGCACGTAGTTTAGTTACTACAGTCTTTCACGTAGAAAGCGGAGAGCAAATACAAAGCTCCTCAGAGATCCCAAACGTAACTCTTAAAGGAATGAATGACTATCAAACTTTAGGAAGTGGAATAACCTACCTAAGAAGATACAGCCTCTCTACAATTTTAGGACTTATTACAGATAAAGATGTAGATGCCTGTGGAACTCAAGAAAACAAACCAGTAGGTAAAAGAAAGTTTACAGCTACAGACGCAGCAGCCGAAAAGCTAAAAGGTACAGATGGTAAAGAATTAAAAACTAAGTACATTGTAACAGACCAACAGATAGAAAAGTATAACAATTTAAACTAAAAACTATGGACACTTTAGAAAACCAAATACACAAAACAGAAAGTAGATTAACTTTATTAAAGTCTACTATTAAGATTCAAGACAAAATTATAGAAGCTATGGAGGAGCGCATCGAACTAATGAAGCAAAACCATAAGTTTGAAATTGAAAACTATTATACTAAAAAGATAAAACTATGAAAATAAGAAGCAGCGCACTAGGAAAGATTATGACAAACCCACGTAAGAAAAGTGAAACATTGTCAGCAACTTGTAAGACCTATATTAAGGAACTTGTAAAAGAGGACTTGTTTAATTACAGAACTACAATAGATTCTAAGTACCTAACCAAAGGAATAGACTTAGAAGATACTAGTATAAACCTTTACAATGAAGTACACAATACTCTATACTTAAAAAACACAGAAAGGTTAGAGAATGAGTTTATAACTGGAGAATGTGATATAAACGCAGAGAACAAAATAATAGATATAAAGACCTCTTGGAGTTTAGAGACATTTCCTCCTGCTCCTGAGGACATAAATAATAAAGACTACGAATGGCAGTTAAGAGGATATATGATGCTCTACAATAAGCCTAAAGCAGAACTAGCCTACTGTATGGTTTCAACTCCTGACTATCTTTTAAAAGATTGGGATAATTATAAGATACACAAAGTTGATAAGTTCGACCCATTTCTAAGAGTTACTACTATTTCATTTGAAAGAGATCCTGAAAAGGAGCAACTAATAAAAGAGCGAGTTATAGAATGCGGAAAGTTTTACATTGAGTACAGAGATTCAATTTTGAATAAGCAATTAATACTAAGCGAATGAGAAAAGAGGATAGATTTAAGCCTTACATTTACAAAGTCTATAATAGTAGAGGAAAGCTAGAGGAGTATTCTAGGTATTACAAGACTAAAAAAGAAGCTGTATACTGGTATAAGACTCAGGGCAAATGGTTAGAGAAACACTTTAACAAGAAACTAATATTAATCGACACAGATATAAACTTATTCACTTATGTACCACGCACACTACTTAACAGATAAAGGAGTAAAGAGCTACCTTAAAACAATAGATGAGGAAGTCTATAGAAAATATAAACAAATGTATTTGAACAGGGATAAACATATAGAGAATATATGCAGGATAGTATTTGCTTATTTTGATGTGCCACTAGAAAAGATAAAAGTAAAGAACAGACAAGCTCAAATAATAAGAGCTAAACAATTTACTACTTATTTTCTAAGGCGAGAAGTAAACAAAACATCGTTAAACGAAATAGGTAAAATATTTGATTTGGATCACGCTACTATATTGCCCTCAATAAATAAGATAAAAGGAGTTATAGAAGTCGACAAAGACTATAGAAAGTATCACAATGAGTTAAGCTCTAAGATGTAAATAAATAAATAAAAGTAAAATTATGAAAACAGAAGTAAGAACAATAACTCCAGTAGTAGCTACTGAGATGTTAAAAAAGAATTTAAACAATAGAAAAGTAAGCGAGAACCACGTTAGGTTTTTAGCCGAAGAAATGAGAAACGGTAACTGGTTATTTGATGGGCAGCCGTTAAGATTTGACGAGGATAATGTTTTGATAGATGGACAGCATAGATTAAATGCTATTATAAAAAGTAAAACATCTCAAAACCTTCTAATAGTTACAGGGTTAAAAAAGGAGTCTTTTAAGGTAATGGACACAGGTAAAAATAGAAACGCAGCAGATGTACTTTCTATAAATGGAGAGCAGTACTATGCAACTATTGCAAGCTGCGCTAAGTTTATTATAATGCTAAAAAATGGCACTAGCGATAGAAACAGAATAGGAAGAACATCCAACACTAATATAGTTAAATGGCTAGAAAATAATAGGGCTATAATAGACCATATTAAAACATCGGATAAATTAAAACACGCCTTTTCTGGAGTATTAACTAATACTTATATAGCTTCTTTTTTGTTTTTATTTGCTGAAAAGGACACAATAGCAAGCGAGGATTTTATGCGTAAACTTTGCACAGGGTTAGACCTAACAGAAAAAGACCCTATTTTTGTTTTAAGAAGAACCTTAATAAAAGAGAAAATGTCTAAATGGAATATGCCACAAAAAGACAAGCAAGCATTAATTATTAAAGGATGGAATGCTTACCGATTAGGAACGCAACCGCGTTTTTTTAGATGGAATAAAGATACAGATGCTTTCCCAAATATCATATAATTAAACTATATTTGTAACCAATTAAAAATTAAATTATGGATTTAGAAATAAAAGGAACTCTAACCAAAATAGGAGAAACAGAAACAGGAACTGGAAAGGATGGCGCACCTTGGCAGAAGCTAACTTACTTAGTAACAACAGACCAAACTTACAATAACTTATATGCTTTTGAAGTGTTCTCACA